GGGTAGATGCATATCCCCAGGTGCAGCGCTGGCTGCAGGACTGCCAGACGGTCATGTATTCGGCCTTCAACCGCAGCAACTTTTACGATGTGATCACCGAATTCATCTCCGACGGGGCGACCTGCGGAACTGCCAACCTGCTGATCGAGGAGGATGTGGCGAGGGCGGCAATCGTGTTTCAGGTGCCGCACTTCCGCGAGTGCTTCATTGCCGAAAACCAGTTTAAGAAAGTGGATACGGTATACCGCGTCTACAAGATGACGCTGCGGCAGTTGGCGCAGAAGTTCGGCTGGGACGAGATGATCGCAGTGGAGCCGAATTTCGAGCGCGATTACGAATCGAACATGCACGCGGAACGCGATGTGATGCACGCCATCTATCCGCGCGAGGATTATCAGCCGTGGCGCATCGATGCCCGGGGCAAGCAGTGGGCGTCGGTCTGGGTGTATTCGAGAGGCGGCAAGATGCTGACCCCGGGCGGCAGGGGACAGCGCCCCGGGCTTGCTGACGAGAAGCATACCGTGGTGAGAGAGAGCGGATACGACTCAATGCCCATCATCACCTGGCGCTGGCGGGTCAACTGCGATGAAGTGTATGGCAGAGGCCCGGCGCATGACGCCTTTGTTTCGATTGCCAAGATAAATCAGATGGCGCGAACCAATCTGGTTACTGCCCAGAGGGGAGCCGAGCCGCCGCTGGTAGCGTATTCGGATCAGCGCGGCGCGATCCAGCGCGGCCCCAACGGGATTACCTATATGGAGTCTAACCGCGGCGATCTGCGCACCCGTATGCCGCAGCCGCTCTACACCGGATTCCAGAACCTGCCGTTCGAGATCCAGTTTCAGGACCGGGTGGCGCAGGTCATCAATCAGCATTTCCATACCGACGTGTTTATGATGATGAGCCAACTGGCTTCGGCGGGCCGCAGCGAGCGCATGGTGGTCGAGCAGGTAATGGAGTTGCAGGGCGAGAAGGCGGCGATTCTGGGAACCAGGGTAGGCAATCTTCAGTCGGAGGCGTTCGACCCGCTCATCAACCGCGTTTATTCGATTGAGGCGGCGGCGGGACGCATACCGGCTCCGCCTCCTATTCTTACGGAAATGATGCACGGGCCGGTAGAAGTTCAGTATCTTGGACCGCTGGCGCAGGCGCAGACGCGGCTGACCAAGGTGCGATCGATCCAGTCCGGCATCAGCCTCGCCACCCAGGTTGCGCAACTGAATCCCGCGTCGATGGATATTGTGGACTTCGATCAGGCGGTTACGGAAGTGCTCGATGCGACGGGGTTCCCGGCCTCCTGCCTGCGCGATTCGCGGATGGTCACCGCAATCCGCGAGAACCGCAACAAGATGGCCGAACGGCAGGAGCAGGCAGAGACGATACCGAAGCTGGCCAAGGCGGCGTCGGCCTTGTCGAAGAGTCCGGAGTCGGGCAGCATTCTGAAGCAGTTGATTGGCGGGGAGGAAGCCAGTGGCTGACAGATCCCCGATGCAGCAGCGCTATCACAATGTTTTTGGGACTGCCGAAGGACGCAGGGTCATGGGCGACATCTTGACCCTCGGCCATTTCGGCGTAGTATTGGAGGCGACTGATCCCGTGATGGTTGCGGAGTACAATTTCGCCATGACAATTGCGCGCATGGCCGGCGCATTTGATACTATCTACCCGATGCTGGGAATGGAAACCAGCGAGGAATAAGGAGAGGCTATGGGAACGCCGTATCAAGCACTTCCAGGGGTTTACGGTTCCGCTCAGAAGTCCGGTGAGATTGGAGTACTGCCGTCCGGATGGAACGGCGAGCCTCTCAATTCTCAAATCCTGCCGCCATTCTCCCATCTGTGCCAGGCGGGCGTGGTGTACTCCACGGGCATGCAGGTAACCAGCATCTCAAACGCCACATTCACCACCGCCGATGCGCTGTCGGCAACCCTGGGAACCGCTGCTACCGCGACTCCCATCGCCGGTCTTTACAATCCGCCCGGCAGCGGCAAGAACGCGCACATCCTGCGACTCAATCTTCAGGTGGTAGTCACGGCGCTGCAGGCTACCGGCTGCGGCCCATTGGTCTGGGTGGGCTATCCGGCCAACAACACCATCACCGTCGCCAGCCAGCTTGTCCCGATCAATCGCCTCAACCTGCAGGCCAAGGGGTCGGTATGCACGGGACTGTCGGGCCTTGCTCTTACCGGCCTGGCGCTGCTGGGCAACTATATAGGATGTTCGGGCGTGAGCGGCGGACCTCTACTTACGCTCTCGAACCTGCAGACCGCAGTCGGCCTCGACACTCCCATGTCCCCCGCAGTCGAGATGATCAACGGAGACATGATTGTGGCGCCGGGCTGCGTTCTGGGACTGTTCTGTTCGACCACCCCGGTAGCAATTTCGGCGGCATCGGGACTGACATGGGCCGAGTTGCCGGCATAAGCGCCAAGAAAGGACAAAGGAGATGGCAGGCACACCCCCGGATTATGACAATGTAAGGTGGGGCGGACCGGACGGGCTTCGAGTTCCGCAGGAAGCCGGAAAAGCGACTCTCTCGCTCAAGCTCGAAGTTGACATCAACGTAGGCGGAGCGGGAACGACCAATACCGTGAACCTGCTACCCAGCCAAATCCTCGGTTCCTACATCACCGTCACCAATGCCGGCAGCGGCGCTACGTCGATTGTCTGGCCGGGCGTGTTTCCCGGCCATCATTTCGTGGCGTACAACAACAGCGGCCAGAGCGCGATCTTCCTGGTGACGGGAAAGACGGGCATCACCGTAGCCAACGGCAAGCGCGCAATCCTCGTCATCGACAAGGTTGCCGGCGACGTGACGCGCGTGACGGCGGACACATAAGGAGCGCGCAATGGCTGGAGGCGGCAAGGGAAGCAGCAAGGGTGGAAGCAGCGGTCATGCCTCGAACGCCGCATTGCAGGACGATGAGGACATAATGGCCCGGCGCAAGGTTCTGTTCGGCAAGTGGAAGGCGAGCCGGAAGGACAAGCGCCCAACGCATCCCAATCACATGATCGATTACGCGCAGTCACCGGAACCACCGAAGAAGATGAGGTAACAATGCCTGAAGCAACTACAGTCGAAGCCCCGCCAGAGCAAGCCCTTGGATGGCGCGCCGGACTTCCGGACGACCTCAAACAGAACGAGGCTTTTGTTCCCTTCAAGACGGTAGGCGATTTCGCCAAAAGCCATCTTGAAGTGTCGAAGAAGGCCAGCGAACTGGAGAGGAAGCTGACGGACTCGGTGCCCAAACTTCCGGACGATGCGACTGACGAGGACCGTAACCTGTATTACGACGCTTTGGGCCGACCAAAAACTGCCAGCGAATATGAACTCGAAGGCGAGGATAAGAACGCTCCCGAGTGGACAAACTTCTGGAAGCAGGAACTTCATACGATGGGCTTGACCAAAGCCCAGGCCAAGCAACTGAGCGGTAAATGGAACGCCCAGTTGCAGAAGATGGTGGAGGCCCACAACGCCTCTCTCCAGGCCGAGATGAAGACTGCCGAGCAGAAACTGCGAAGCGAGATGGGCGACAAGTTCGATACCAACGTGGAACTGGCCAAGCGAATGACCGAGAAGCACCTGGGCTCTGAATTTGACAAGACGTTTGCCAGCCTGAACGGGGAAGCCCGTTTCGGGGTGGTCAGGCTTCTTCTCAAAATCGCGCAATTGACGGGAGAAGACCGATCCCCGCAGGCTGGCCGTAGCCAGAGTGCGGCATCGCGGTCGAGCTTCATCACTTACGACAAGAGTCCTGCGCCTCCGTCAAGGGGTTAAAGGAGAATCGCTATGGCAGATGTATCGCTTCTTGGCTATTCCACATTCGCCGACATTGTGGCGAATTACTCGTCCACCGACGCGGGGGCGAGATTTGTCCTGCCCAAGCGCGTCCTCGACCGCATGACGCCGCTGGTCAGGATGATGCCGCTGAAGGCCAGCAACAACATTCTCTCCAACATCGCCGTAAGGACCGACTCGCTTCCGGTAGCCAGCACGCGGCGCTGGAATGAAGGCATCAAGGCCACGGCGGCAAAAAACATTCCCCTCAACGATCCGATTGCGCTGTTCGAGGATTACTCGGAGGTGGACAAGGATCTATGGGAAATTCAGAATGAGCCGAACGCATGGCGCGCCGATCAGGACATGAACCACATCGAAGGGCTGTTTCAGTTGATGGAGTCCACGCTGCTGTACGGAT